AGATGAGCTAAAAGCTGATGGGTTTACTGTAACTGAAGGCTTAGATCCTTATATGAGAGAGGAAAGATCTCATGGCATTATAGGATTTAAGCTAGAACAAAATACACAGAACCTGTTTGAGCCATTGAGGGACACTATAGGTGATATAGATATTAGTGAGGCTAAAATAAGCGAACTCACAGGAGGCAAAGTACCAAAGTCTTACTTCTTGATTGATGCTATCAAGGCAAATGGCGAGAGGATGGCTATAGCAGATGCTTATATGTATGCGCTCCACGCAAAAGAAAGAAATGAATATGTCCAGAACAGACATGGTCGTGGCCTTGGTTCAGGCATGTCTGAGACAGAAGCTAATTCAATCATAAACTGGGTTAATTCTTTAGACTTGCAAAATCAACAACTGTTAAATGGTGTGAGAGACTATGTTAAGCAGATAGTTGCCAGCACAAACGCCGTCAGGAGAGATGGTGGATTGATGGCTGAGGAATATCAATATGAAAATTATGTTCCTTTGCGTGGCAATTTAGATCCGGAATCAGAAATGGCTGAAGATGGAGCTGGACTTGCGAGAACATACACAAAAAGAAAGCCTGACCTTTACGGCGGCAAAAGAAACCAAGATCCTAGAATAACCGCTGGCAGAGGAACGTCTTATGCGGAAGACATAATCGGCACAGTTATGATGCAAAATCAGACATCAATAGTGGATGCTGAGCGCAATAAAGTTGGGCAAACATTATTAAATATGCTTGACCCAACCTTAGCCAATCCTAATGCAGACGCTTCACTTGTAGAAGCTGCAAAAAAATTAGATATGAAAGGTATTGCAGAAGTTGTTACAGATGTTACAGATCAAATAAGGGATAATGTTCTTGGGGTTAAGGTTAATGGTCAAAAAGACCCTGTTAATATTTTAATATTTGACGATAGAATAGCGAGAGCCATGAAAGGTGCGTATGGCGATGGCATCAACAGGGGTGGTGCTGTTGTCAGATACTTGACCAAGTTAAATAGATACCTTTCATCTATCAACACAACTTATAACCCTGAGTTTATGATAACAAACTTTGCCAGAGACTTGGAAACAGCTTTGGTAAACATTGGTCAGTATGACGGTAAAGGTTTAACAAAAGAAATAGCAAAGAATGCATTTCCAGCAGTTGCAGGTATAGGAAAGCACATTAGAGCCAGACGCGGAGGTGAGCCATACGATCAGGACAATTATTGGTCTCAGAAGTATCAGGAGTTTATGGAAGATGGCGGCAAAAACGCGACCAACCAGATTGATACAGTCAAAGATCAGGTAAATAATATCAGGGATATTCTTGGCGATATATCTGGCAACACAATGGCTGGTAAGTTTGGATTAGCTAGGACTCAGTTCTTGGGTAAGGGTGTTAGGTCAATACTTGGTATGCTTGATGATGCCAACACTGCGGTTGAAAACGGTGTTCGCGTTGCAACATACGATGCTTTGTTGAAAAGAGGCTTCAGTAGAGCCAGAGCCGCTCAGGCCGCAAGAAACATAACAGTCAACTTTGCCAAGGCTGGTGAGGAAAGAGCCATAGCAAACGCTCTTTACCTTTTCTACAACGCATCCGTGCAAGGTTCATTTGCGCTTTACAATGCGATGATCAGGTCTCCAAGAGTTCGTAAGATATGGGGCGGAATGATCCTGTATGGAATACTACAAGATCAGTTCCTTGCGGCCATTTCTGGTGACGAAGATGAGGATGGCATTCCTGATTACGATGAGTTGAGCGATTACACGCTTGAACACAACCTTATGATGAGTACCCTTGGTCTGTCTGATGATAAGTACATAAAGATACCACTTGGATATGGAATCAACTCTGCCGTTAATCTTGGTAGAGCGTTAAGCAGAACTCAAAGGGGTGAATACACTGTTGGTCAGGCATCTAATTCCATCTTTGGAACCCTGCTTGAATCAATCAGCCCGATAGGCGGTGTAAATGATTTTGATGAGGTTGGTGATTATGCAATCGTTGCCTCCCCAACAGTCTTCGAACCAGCAACATCCTTGTTTGTTAATAGAGACTTTGATGGATCACCTATTTTCAAAGAGGGTTCGCAGTTTGGATTGCAAAAACCAGCCAGCCAAAGGCACTGGACAACAACAAGCGGTATATCAAAAACAATATCAAGGACAATTAATGATTTGACAGGTGGATCTGATGTAACTCCGGGAGCTGCAAATGTTTCTCCAGATATCATTGATTATATTTTTGGTTTCTACACAGGAGCTGCGGGTAAGTTTGTTCAACGAACAGCAGAGGCTCCGTTAAAGGTTGTGGATGCCCTAAAGGGTGATTACGAAGGGGATATCATCAGGGAGATACCTTTCTTGCGTAAGGTCGGCGTCAATCCATCTGCATTTGAAGATGTCGGCACGTTTATTGAGAACAGGGATAAGGTTCTTTATGCAGGCAAGGAACTGCAATACGCAAGACAAAGAGGTGATGTCGAGGGTGAGGCAAGAATAAGGCAGAAGTTTGCCAAAGAGCTTTCCATATATGGTCAGTTGAAAGCAATGAACAATGCACGAAATCAACTTCTGAGACAAAGAAAGGAGATAGAGAGGAATCCACGAATACCTGACTCTCAGAAGGGGCCTTTGATAAAAAGATACAGGGAAAAAATTAACTTAATCGTTAAAAAAGCCAACGCCCTGTTGAGGGACGCTGGCGTAAAGTAGGTGTTCTATAGATTGATCTCGTCATGCTTTAAGGTAATCTCGATTTTACTCACATCACACAGCAATAAACATGCATGGGGACTGAGTGATTAGAGATCTATAGCCTTGTGTTCTACCCCCTGTGCAGGGGCTGGGACATCGACAAACCTACTGCTCGTTGCCCACGGAAAGGAGTTGTGATTACCCCCCAAAAAAAGTTATGTGGAACTTTTACCATCTATCCATTCTTGAATAGATCTTTTAGTCCACCTCTGTGGATTTTGAATGATTGGCTTTGGAAAGCTCTCATCATTCTTCCTTATCCCATACAAAGACTGTCTAGTCATAGATAAAACAGAGCATAAATCCTTTATGGAAATAAGCTCGTCTATTGTTGATATCCCTTTTTCCATCTCTCAAATCCCTCTGTTAAGTTCTTAAATTTTTCTCTGGCCTCAGAGTTGTTTCTGAGATCAGTCCTTGATTGTATTTCCAGCTTCGCCCTCATGGTGTTAGCAATGCTTTCTTCAGTATTATCTTCCGCACCGATAAAGACACCAAAATCCTCATTCCGACAAAGCATACCGGCACTTGAAATCATCTTCTTAATTTCACGCTCTTGCTCAGGCACTACAGGCTCTTCCTGATCGTTTAATTTGACCATTGCCACCATGTAGCGAGACCCAACCCAATCAGTGTGCAGACTTGGTGGACACTCGTTTGGATGCAGGGATAGCCTAAGCGTAATGCCGTTTCTATCTTGAGACATGGATATTTTTACTGCCTCAAAATTTACAGCCGCATCCCGAACCTCATTCATCATTCTTTTCCCCCAGCATTATCTGTGTCTGACGACAATCATAGTGCTGACCGCCAATAAAGTCTCTGGTGTGTGTATTAATTTTTATGCCACCCTTAATTCTTGTATATGTTTTTATCTCTTGCTTAAAAACATTTACTAGATCATCTGGAAAAAAATTATCTTCTAAACGATCATTTAATGAGCAAAGCCTTCGAGTTGGAAAATAACAAAGATCATCTTTCATCTTTCTATCCTCATCTGATTTTGTCTTGGCTTGCCAGTGTTGACTGTGTTGTTAAGTTCATTCAGTCCACTTATGGCCTGTCTTATGACCGACTCCCTTGAATTGTGCATGGTGTTGTGTAGCGGATCGTGAGAGGTCAAATGAACCCACTTGCTTTTTCCGTAGAAGTCGCCTCTCTTTTTATTGGTATAAACCCTAGTGTTTCTGGGGTTTTTTCTTTTGTCCTTTAATGCCTCTTCATGCAGTTTGAAATTTAACACCTTGTCATTAAGATCCTTCAAATGACAGGAAAACTCATCAAGGCTCATATCTAAAATATTTTTCATTCACTCCTCACTTTATGTCAGTTTTATGGGTTTCAAGGGCATGAACAACTATGGCTATTCTAGCCAACATATCATGCTCTGTTTCAGCACCATCAACGAATACATTTTTTTTGATGTGTTCTGGCAAGCACTCAATCTGATGCTTCAAGTCGTAAGCAATTTGTACGCTTTCATCCATTGAATTTCTCCCAATTCGATTTAGCCCACTCAACTGGATCAACTCCCTGTAAATCCCACCACGTTCTTTCATCACCAAAGTGGTGCAGTTTCATGTGACAGGGGTGGCACAGAGGAACACACCAATTATCTCCCACCTTCATTCCCATAGCGTTAGGCTCTGCGAACATGATGTGGTGTGCCTCTGCGCCATATCCGCAAACCAAGCACGGCGAACCGCGCAGGGTTCTCAAATATCTAGGAGACCTGATCCTAGAGGTCTTTATCACCTTATCCTTTCCACAACTTTCATAGTGCCAGTCCTGTTAGCAAAAACAGTTTTTGTCTTTGCAGACTTAGCCCCGTGTTGTGAAACTATTGCCTGATAAAGCCCTGCGGCCTGAGCCTCTGGAAGTCTGGCGTAATCGCCAACCTTCATCAGCTTGGATGTCTTAACGTGCCATCCGTATTTTATCTGGCAATCATTTCCATCTTGGCTAACGTGTTGAAAGACAGCGAAGTGTTCTACTGGCCTTTTTGTTATTGGCCCTGTTGGCTTTTGATAACAAGACTTACCTGATATGGCGGCGAAGATTTTTTTAATAAAGTTTGTCATTAGAATGGAACCTCATCATCTAAAGATACTGGGGCTGGCTTTCCCTGAGCCTGACCCCTTTCCTCATACTTGTTTCCCCTGAGAGACAGGAATGTCTCCCCTGTTTTATTGGCAGTCTTTTTCCAGCCAGCCAAGGACAATACAGGCTTTTTAACACCTCTACTCATCTGATCAGTGAGGTCATTTATAACCTCGTCAGACAACTCAAGTTTGCCTGTGTAGTCAGGTGAGGTTTCCTTGGTTTTTTTCTTGTTAGAAAACAAGACTCCCGATGGCGGATAATCACTCATTTCTCTTCTCCTTTGAATTTTTCACTATGAGTGGTAAAGTTCCCTAGAACTTTTTGATATAGGGCGGCATCACCCTTCTTTAGGATTTCCAAGGCATCTTTATTAGTACCCCAGAACTTCCTTAAGTCGTCCAAATTGGCGCACTCAGGGATGAAGGTCATAAAGACCTCTGATAACAGCTTCATACCCTCAACGTCCTTTACAGAGCCATCTGAGGACGTTACAGACACCTTCTGCTCTACACCCTCTGGCAAATCCTCTCCAGCGTAGATGTAATGCCCCAATCCGTGCATGGCGCAACATTTTGCCAAGCATCTCTGCAAGGCGGTATTGACTTGAAAGCTATCTGGATTTTGAACAGATTTGTTCTTATAGTCCAGAACAGGCATAATCTCCGTCTGCTCCTCATCACCAATCCGAACAGTCACAGCCACATATGCGTAGCCATGCTCGTCCTTGGTGTATGGTAGGCCACGATCAGGTCTATCTGGATTGTCCAGATAAGTCTCAGTAGACCAGATATGCTTTACATATCTAGCTTGAGGGAAGGCTTTTTTTACCTCACCCCAAGCCCATGCCCAACTTAAATAAGTCAGGCCGTTCTTTTCTTCGGTATGATCCGAAACATCAACCTTGGATAAGGTCTCCCAAACACTGCTCATACTATATCTCCTTTGAACTGTGAGCAAAAATTAGCGACACCGCAGTAGTCGCCATTACAGCGTACAAGTTCCCCTGCACGATGTTCTAGTTCGACAGGGAATGTTTGCCCTGTCATAAATTTTTCAGCATCTTCCTGATTATCAAAAACGCGCATAGCCCTTTTCAAGCCTTTTTTCTTTACAGCCCATGCCTCACCACGCTTCCAGCGTTCTTCATCGGAACATAGTGGAAAGTCTCCAGACAGGTCGTAGCCAACCTGTGCATCCTGATGCATGGCGATCCGTTCTTTTATGTATTCAATCCTCTTTGTATCAGGCCAGATAGGTATGTCGATTAATACAACTGGTGCTTTTGGATATTCTTCCTTACGCTCTGCCTCACGGCGGTTCCAATCCCTAAGTATGGCACATATCTGTAAAGACTTTACTTTCATTCCCTTATTTTTTTGTGCCAAAAAAGCGTAGCAGTTTAGTTGCTGTTCCCATTCAATCTTCCCATATATTACAGACCATACACTGGTAACTTTGTAGTCTGTTATAGAGATTGTTTTTCCATCGGTTTTCTGATGGTCAACAGCACCAGATAAAATCCATCCATTGACATCGGCGTAAAGACGCTCCTCAAGAGTCACGCCCTCGTCATTTTTTGAACTCTCAAGTATGTGGTGAACAGCAGTACCGAAAAGAGGCCAGATCATATCTGACGCATCGGATGTTAACTCAGTAGAGTTTGCCTCACGCAGTAACCTGACGCGAGGGCTATCAATTAAAGTTGTGACAGAGATGTCAGATTTGCCCTTACTGTATTTGTCGTTGCGGGCAAAGTTGACGAATGATTCTGGTAGGTTATGATTGTTAGTGATTTGCATTTAAGTCTCCCAACTTGAATTACTTATATGGCATCTATATACAGTATTGTCAATAGGTAAGATGGATATTAAATATGGCTAAAAAAGTACATCAATTTCAAATACTTGGAGAACCAGCCAGTAAGGCCAACAGCAGAAAGATCGTAAGACTCAAAGGAAGGCCAATATCTATAAAATCCGACAAGGCACGAAAATATGTAAATACATTTTGTGATCAGTGTGAAAAACTTGACGAATTATTTAAGTCGGATGTATGTGTTGAAATGTTAATTTACTATTCATCAAGAAGGCCAGACCTTGATGAGAGTTTAATTTTGGATTGTATGCAGGGGCTTATCTACGAAAATGACAGGCAAGTTAAACAGAAGCATATATACTGGTCGCTTGACAGAGACCGCCCCAGAACTCTCATCAGAGTGTCGCCTTTGGAGGCAGGTGGTATCCCAAGCTATTTCGGATGCCTACCTTGAAGATCTGAAACAAAAGGATTTAGTATCGGAATGGATTAACTCACCAGACTTTGATACTGTTTGCGATCTTGCCTCACTCGATACACATAGAATGAAAAAAAACTTTATAGAAATTTTATCAATGAAACCAGCGCTGGCAAAAATGAAAGGCAGGATGATTAAGCATTTATTAGAGAGAGAATAAGTTATATATAACTAATTTATTATAACCATATATATTATAATATATATATTATAAACACTATTCACGAACTAAATCATTAACCCCGGCTCCGGGGTTGACAACATTTTCTCCTGAGAATATCGTGTTTGCTGTTCTATGGAGGGACATATGAAAATCGAAAATACTTTAATTGGCACAGCCCATAAACTTGGCGCTGGTCAACACAGGGTTCAGTGTCCGTTTTGTTCTTCGACAAGAAGAAAAAAGGGCATGAAAGACCTCTCATTAAATATTGAAAAAGAACACATCCTTTACAACTGCCACCATTGTCTGGAGACTGGCAAAATCAAATTGGAACTTCACGAAATTAAAACTAGGAGAAAACCGATGCAACTAGCAGTCAAGCACGATTACAGGGAACTATCTGATAACTCAATAGCTTGGCTCAAAAGTCGCGGAATATCTGAAGACACGGCAAATAAGGCAAAACTAAAAACATCCAAAACTTACATACGCGCAGTGAATGCTGAGACAGAGTGCGTTGTTTTTCCATACACAAATCAAGGTCAGCAATACGCAGCAAAAATAAGAAGTTTGTCTGATAAAGGCTTTTCATGTAATGGAAGCCCACAATCATTTTTTAATATTGATAGCGTGGCAACAAATGACGATCTGATTATTTGTGAAGGGGAGATGGACTGCCTCTCATTCATGGAAGCTGGTTACGATAGCGTGGTGAGTGTGCCGAATGGCGCGGTGATGAAGGTGGTGGATACCGATGTTGACCCAGAAGAGGACAACAAGTTTAAGTTTTTATGGGATGCAAAAAACAAAATAGACCTAGCCGCGAAAATTATAATTGCGACAGACCACGATAGTGCCGGACAGGCAATGGCAGAAGAGATTGCCAGACGCATAGGCAAGGACAGGTGTTGGAAGATTGAGTTTCCAGAGGATTGTAAGGACGCGAATGATGTCCTTGTGAAGCATGGTAAAAAGAAACTTGATGATATCACTGCATTTTGTAAGCCGTGGCCTGTTGCTGGTCTGTATGACGCATCACATTTTTATAAGGATCTGGATGAGATTTATGTCAATGGTATCGGCTCAGGTGCAAAAACAGGATATCCAAATGTGGATGAATTATACAGCGTTGTAGAAGGACAACTCACGGTGGTTACTGGGCATCCATCATCAGGGAAGTCAGAATTTATTGATCAAATTATGATAAATCTTGCTTCGCGGGAGGATTGGAAGTTTGGTATTTGTTCATTTGAGAACGAACCACGAATACACATAGCAAAGCTGATCAGCAAATATCTTGAAAAGCCTTTTTTTGATGGCATGACACCGCGAATGACAAAAAGTGAATTGGAACGGGGTAAAGCGTTTATTCAATCTCACTTCTCTTTTGTCTATCAGGCTGATGGTTCGATGGCTACAGTCGAGGGAATTATTGAAAGGCTGAAGGTTGCGGTGATGCGGAATGGCATCAAGGGCGCGATCATTGACCCATACAACTACATAGCCAAGAGCCGTGACATATCGGAAACAGATTGGATTTCAGATATGCTTACAAAGCTGAGGGTGTTCGCTCAGTCGCATGGGATACATCTCTGGTTCGTGGCACACCCAACAAAGATGATGCGCGATCAGAATGGCAAGATACCAGCCCCAAAGGGCTATGACATATCGGGATCTGCCGCATGGTTCGCCAAGGCAGACGTAGGACTCACAGTGCATCGCCCAGACCCGAATAAAACCGAAAGCCAGATCCACATATGGAAGTGCCGCTTCTCATGGGTAGGCCAGCAGGGTCAGGCAAGCCTGTATTTCAACCCTGTCACATCGACATATACACATGAACTTGATGATCCATTTTCAGATATGCCAGAACCGCAATATGATGCGGCAAAGTATGGGGAGACACCATTTTGACCAGATTAGGAAAACAGTTATTGGAAGAGGCGGCGGTGGTGATTGATGCCAGAGGCGATCATTATGATGCGCCAATAAAAAATTTTACTAGGATTGCCAGACTTTGGAGCGTGATCCTGGATATTGAGGTTACGCCGATGCAGGTAGGTCTCTGCATGGATGCTGTTAAAACGGCGAGGCTTTGCGCCACGCCTGAGCATTGGGATAGTCTGGTTGATAAGGCAGGATATGCGGCGGCTACAGCAGAGTGCTTGAGGCCAATAGGAACTGATGATAGTAGTTGATTATCCAAAAAGTTTCATGTAACTTTTGTTTTTCTCCATAGAGACTAGGGGGCGGATCATTAGAACCGCCCCTTTTTTGTGCGTGGGATGCAAACAGAGGGAGATTAGGTGACAGGCTCTGAGTGCTTGCGGCAGTCCCACACCGCCGTTCAACACCCTGTCACCTGTTCATGTTAGTCACAACTTTCATTACGCTCTACATGGGCATAATGACAACCATCTTCATTTATAGAAACCCTGCGAACTCTGGTATCGTATCCCAGAGGTGGGTAACTTGTTTTATATTTTTCTACTTCTCTGTCCAATGACCTTTCATCATTGGCAGTTAAAACAACGCTAATTGTTCTCATCCCATCTCTCCTTTTTCATCATTTTAATTGTTCCGACAATAAATATAAAAGTGCCAGAATATAGAACAGCCATGCCGACTAATATATTTTTGCTGGGATCTTCAATAACCCCGATACCAGCCAGCATTGAAAGCAGTCCAACGATAGATACAAAAGCCCATTTAATCATTGTCACTCTCCTCATTATCTCGCTCAATGCGCGAGGTCATTGCATTTAAGATTAGGTGCGTTGCCTGTTGTGGGTCTGGAGCGCAGTCATATGATAATTCTACAACAAAGCGCGACATGACATTTGCCACATCAAAAGGGGTTGCACCCTGATTTGAAAACTCCTCTGTCACATCTAACAGACGATTATACATATCTTCATATTTCATAAGTAGTCTCCCTCGATTTCATAATCTAGGTATCCGCAAGCGGCATCAACACCCAACAAAAACATCTCTTGATCCTCTTCAGTATCAAAAGCATACGACTCTGTTTTGTCCTGACAGGTTCCCCAGATAATTGTGATAACGTGGTTTGCATTGTCAATCTGATCTTGTGTTTGACCGATGCAATTAACGATTGGCTTTCTAATAAATGCTTCACTCATTTTTTACTCCTCGCTTGTTGAAGTCTTGTGGTTTCGATAGCGTGACAATTTGCACATATCACGACACATTTCCTGATCTCACTGATCAGATTTTTTAGTGGCGCATCACGCATATCCGATACGTTTTTTGATTTGTCGCCCAGATGATGGAACTGCAACGCAATACCATTGTCATTATAGCCGCAATGACTACAGCCCTGAGCCTCTTTATAGAGGTTGAGCCAGTGCGTCCTGCGGCGGCGGTTCATCCATTGTTTAGCGCGAGATTTACCCTTACGCCGCCAGAATGATGAGGGTGTAGTCCACTCCTCACCATTTTTAGCCAAGCCGTGATAGCCCCAGAATATGCGACCATCACCCCTGACCTCACCATGAACAGGCATCAAACTGCCTCAAGTTCTTTCAGAACGTGAGCCTTGACCCTTCGATCAAACAAAGCCTTGCAGTCACCCAACGTGCGGTGAAAGGCGTGGACGTTGTTTGTGGCATTCAATGGGTCACTGTATGAGGCATCATATACAGGCTTCTCAGCAGATGCCTGACCATAAACCAACAGCCATCCATTATCTGCAAACGCCTGTTTGTTTTTGATGCCAAATGTTTTGACCTCATAAACTGTGGTCATATCATCGTTGATGTGATCAAACTTTTTGATCCTCGCAGAATATACAAACCGCAGACCGCTTGATGACCTGATGATTGCTATACCGCGATCATTAACGACCTTATTCCAAGAGCATGAGATTGTGACAAAAATCTTTTTCCAATAATCCTTGCCCTCATTCTCAAATCCCAAGTCTAACTCAGGATTTTTTCTTATATGAACTTCGCAGGTTGATCGCTGGAACGCCATGCCAAGCACACGACTAGCCCTAAACGACCCCTTTGCGCCATGATCAGCAACTGGCTCATATTCTTTACGCGCCTTTTGATCACGCCTGATTACCCTTATGGCATCAGTCAGTTCATCGATGTAGCGATAAATTGCGCGAGCCGCACTGCGATCTACGGCTTCAAGTTCATTATCAAACTTTTTAGCCACATCATCCATGCGATATCGGCGTCCATCAGCCACTGCCTCTAGGTAGGAGTGGGGGATGCCCCACTCCAGTTGTGCTTTGCGGATTTGTTCTGCCGCGAATGACAGAAACTTGTGTTGATCGCGAGTAATGTTACCCATTTTTAATCTCCCATTTTGAGGATAGCGACTTCGCCAAAGGGTGCTTTGTCGGAGCCGATATCGGTTGAAACCCAAAGTACCGGATACTCCGGTGCATCGGGGAAGTCAGATATTTCCAAGTCAGTCAGGACAACCATGTTGTCGCAAGGCAACTGATGCTCTTCAACGTAGTCAAAAGCTGGTGTGATGCGAGTGCCACCCCTGCCAGCCAGTGCTACCTTTTCGATAACCTCGCCTTGCTCATAACGCTTGACAGTCTGAACCTTGGTATCAAACGTGATCACTGTAACAGAGCGTGGTTTGTGATCATCGGTGATGGCATTCATCTCGCCAAGAAAATGTGACCATTCTGCATCAGTCACTGAAGCTGAACTGTCACCCAGAATGATCACATCACCAGCACCCAGCTTGTCTACGCTGGGCAAGTAAATGCCCTGATTGAACCAAGCATTCTTTTGTGGTCTGCGCCAAGTGTAATCATCGGGCTGATCACCGCCGATAAATCGGTTGAGAACGTCACGCCAGTCGATCTGGCAACGCCGCATGACCTGTACAAGCTGGTCAATTTTGGCTGGTAGTTTGCCCTGAGCCTTAGCCGCATCAGCCGCCATCATAACCTTGATATCCATCTCAGCTTCGATCTGCTTGGCCTCAGCCTCACTCAATGGCTGACCATCGTCTGCCGTGGTCTGCATGACCGCACCCCAGTCAGGGGTCATATCATCGTCAGGCATATCATCGTCAGGCATATGTGAGTAAATCTTCTCAGCCATCCAGTCCTTAAACTTGTTCCATGCGTCCTTGGTGGTATGGAACAGTCCATCAGGTGGCAACTGAAAGCCAGCGTCAATCAGGATGTCATTGATAGCAATGTCAGTGCAGACATTCCATTTCTTGTGGTCACGCCAGTCAATACGCAAGCAGTGCTTGAAAGCAACGTGCAAGACCTCATGGGCAATCACGCCCATCACGACATCCTGTTCCAAGAAATCGACAAAGGCGGCATTCCAAAGTATCGACTTGCCATCGGTTGCCATAGTCGGCACTGCGTCAGTCTCGACAAAGTTGAGACCCATAGCAATCGACCCAAAGAATGGGTGCTTCAGAACCAACTGTGTTTTTGCTCTCGAAATTTTTAGATTAGCATCCATGATGCATCTCCCATGTTGAAAAAGTTAGATAGAACTTTTTGAGGGGCGGCATGACCGCCCCCCAATATGTTAGAGGATAAGCTGTTTGCCATCGGTAATAATCCACTGGCGTACAGCCTCAGACTGCTTGAGTGTCTGATCTCTATTCACGGCATCCTTCACTGTGAAGGCCGCGAACTCTTGAGCATCAAGCCGCTTGAGATACTTGATGATATTGCCAGCATTGGCCTTATTCATCTTGTGTGACAAGCCAGCCGCCAAGGCATACAGCACCATCGCATCGCTGGGTATCTCAGCACTGTCAGGGTTGCTGATAACCTTATCCAAGTCAGGCATATTAGCTTTCAGCTTGCGATACCCCATGAAGTCAGCACATATTGAACGCCCGACAGTGCCGCTTATTGCCTCATTCTCGCATATCGGATCCAAACCCCATGATAAAATGGTGCTGACACGATGCCATGAGCGTGGGCTAGATGACACGCTGGCCTTTGGGTCAAAATTGTGCAGGTGCTGAGGCATTGCACGATTAAAACCGATCACATCCTCATGGACATTTTGAGCCAGCCAGTATGGGATAACATCTTCCAGATCAGCTTCGACAGGTACGAATAATAACCTGTCACGCAGATGCGTTGGAATTGTGTTTGTACCAGCGCGATCACTGGTGCGGTTGCCAGCGCATACAACAGCGCAATTCTCAGGCAGTTTGAACTCACCAATACGATGCTCATTAACGATCTGAGCCGCTATATTCATGTTGGAAGTGACAGATTGTGGTAGTTCGTCCAAAAACAGGACTACCTTTTCGCACTGCTTTGACATCTCCCACAACTTGCGGAGCCAGTAAGGCATGAGCCGCTCCGACTTGCCATCGACAAGTGCAATGATGCCAGCTATCTCTGCCGCATCGAACTGGGCAAGCGATAAGATGTAAAGAAACCACATATGCTCTTCGCATATCTGTTGCAGTAGTGAGGTTTTACCAAGCCCTGCACCACCCTCAAGGTAGCAGACGATAGGCAATGTATCGACTTCGTACTTCACAGTCTGGCTGGTCAGGGAATAATAAACGATATTTTTTGCTTGTGATAATTTCATCACGATCTCCATTAAAGGTTGAAATGTAGCGAGACGCTACGAACCCAGCAGGGGCTGGGGTTTCGGGTGTGTCTCACGCACCGCTCATCAGGTAGCTTTGCAACTCAAGTCGTGCCGCTTTGCGATCACCGCGATTAGCGACTTGCTTGTAGTAGCGTTTGGATATCTTAGGCTGTTGACCATTTTCACGCAGAAAACGATTAGTCATTCTGCGCTCGACAAAATCATATGCTACAGCCATGTGGGCTTTTGATTGTGGCTTAGGCATTACACACACCCCCCTTAGTTAGTGTGATAGACAGGAATGTCATTTACATAGTGTTTGATATGTAAATCGTGGCTTGCGTATCCAGCATCTTGCTCTGCGATCTGATCAGCCAGTGCAGAACCAGCCGCGATAAAATCACCGCCAGACCGCACGTTGAAAGGCTTGGTGATATCAAACCGCCGATACTGTTTTTTGCGTAGGTCATACACCACCACAAGATGCTCTGGCACATTGGGGTCATTCTTCATAACGCCCCACACCTCACGGCGTGTGCCATCCTTTTTGGTGAATGAACCGCTAAAAAATCTGCCGAACCAGCCCGACAGTAGCTTATCTTTTCTATGCATATTCTACTCCTTTGTTGAAAAAAGAGGGGGCAAAGCCCCCCAGATTAAAAATTGGCAACAACATCATTCACTGTGTCGTTGTCCTTTTCGACTGCCTTGCCAGCCTCTTTAGCCGCATCAGCATTCGCGTGATATTCGGTGCGCTCTGCTTCCAGCTTGCGTAATTCATCGAAAAACTCAACCAACTCCTCATCAGTCAAGCCATCCTTGAACTTTTTACCTTGGACGACATTGCCGTTATCATCTTTTGATGTTGACCATTTGCCCATGACCTTTTCTGCAAGGATCTTGGCGGCAGATTTGTCAGCCTCGCCCGAAACAGCCTTGGCTAGTTTGGCCTCAGAGGTGATGCCCTGATCTGCGAATACAGCCAGAACAGCAGTGGGTGTGGTGTTATCACCGAAACCAAACTGACGCTTCGCACCGACAGAATTTTCAATGTATTTTTTGGCAACTGCATCCCTACAGCCGCCACCAGTGGTTAGGCGTTTTTTTACAGTTTTTGAGATAGTGCGCGGCAAGTTGCCCTTGGTCAGGGTCACGCCTGAGATTGCGCTGATCAACTCAGCATATGTTGCCAGCTTGGTTGCGTTTACCTGCTCAGTGACCTGCTTTGCATCACCCTTTAGGCCAGCGATTGTGACCTCATTAGAGGCAACGATTGAAACAGTGTTATCGGATAGTGAAAAAGTTTGTGTAGCCATGATGGCAGTCTCCATTAAAAGTTAAAAAGTAGCAGGACGCTACGACACCGCATGACGCGGTGTTTCGCTGGTGTCCTACGCCAGCATCGTCAGGTAGCTTTTCATTTCTTTAGAGCGGCGGTCAAAAAACTTGCCGCCCCTAACTATGCTCGGCTCATCATCCCAGTGGCCTTCGCGGTAGTCGATCTGGGCGCGGTTGTCGATATCATCAACAAACACCCTCATTACATCCACCCTGACCATTGTCGATGGCTTGACTTTGCCGCCCAGCAATTCTTCCAGAAAAGCGCAATATGCCTCGCGCAATTCTGCTGGTTCAACTGTATCAGAGCATTCAATGAAATTTGAAATCTCATTGTGGTTGTACTGAGATGACATATTGAATTTGAATTTGAATGGTATGGTTTGCATTATGCAGTCTCCCTTGCCGTTCTAGCTATTGCCTGAGCCTCTTTATAGTCTGAGGCATAGGCCACAACCTCATATGCTGGGCTATCGAACACGATGTCACCATGATCAGCCCAGATGGTAACGTCACCAGCCTTTGCAGATACCGAAAGGCCAGTGAATTTAACAACTATCCATTGTTTCATTATGCAGTCTCCTTTTTAGCCAGTGTAAACTGATGGATTGTTGTGCTTGAAGCGTGACCGCTTGCCAGTTTCATCGGTGATTAGAAACTCAGCAGGGTCTAGCTTGAGGTAGCGGCAAACTTGAATGAGGTGGTATTTCACATCATCCAGATTGCCGATAATGATTGCCTCATCCCTCACCACTTTGTAGCGGCTGTTTGACAACTTGGTGATATCGCGCACCGTGTTTTTCATTGTGTATCGCATTATGCATCTCCCAAAACATAGTTGATAATTGAAGTGACGTTGTAGCCCTCTTGAGTGCCGTTATCCATAATCTGATCGCACACCCGATCTTTAAAATCAGACCGCATCAATTCGCCAGTGCCACCAGCAACCAGCCAGTCATCATAGTCGGCATCAAGCAAACCCCTCACCGCATTAAACAGAGGGTTCACAACGTTGCCAGCCATTGATGGGGTTGTCCAAGCTGGGCGATGATCTGGGTTGTCGCTATCGGCGGCATTGCAAGCCCATGCGATAGCAAGCAACTCAGCGATTTTTGCATGGCGGTATTCAGTCATAATGATGTCAGTCATAAAGCAACTCCTGTTTCGCGGTATCTCTTCAATAAACCCTGCAACAGCAGGAACTGGGCTACCATGCCCAGCGACAGGTTGTATTCATCTGGCGCGCTCTAAACCGACACGTTATGGGATGGGTGCTAAACCAAGCCCTCAGTCTTACCACCGCATCGATCCTCCAAGAGTTAGGCCAAATCGATTTTCGCTTGGGCGTAGGCGTAGTCGGTGCCATTGAAGCCGTAGTGCGGTGGTGTCCAGTTTGGGGGAGCCAGCCCCTTGCCCCTTGTGGGCGGTGAAATCGTTGGCGTGTGGTCTCCTCTGGCGGTTAAAACGGTGGGCATAGCTTCGCCCCTGCCCCTAAGCCCTGTGTCTGCTGGGCTGGACACCTTCGGTGTACCATGACAGGTGGGGGGTCTGTCAACCCCATTTGGTTACATTTTTTTACGTCCTTTTACGTTTATTTTCATATGTTGTCTGTGATGCAGTGTCTC